GATGTCATCAAGGCCACGCTTAAGCATATCTATATCTTTGACTGTATAATCAAAAACAACAGCTCTCTTGCCAGCTCTGTTTGTTCCGACGATGTTTGGGAAATCTAATCCTTCATATCGAGCTGCACTTTGAGCTTGAGTAAATGCACGGTCAGGTGCACGGGTAATCAACTCATCTAATTCCTTGCTTCTGATTTTTTCAGGGTAAGCTTGCGCGTATAGAGGCGCAGCATCAGTTCGGCGCGCCTTTTCAAGAGCATCAAACTCAGGGAATATTTTCTGCTGAGTTCCAAGAGCGGTCTCAAATTCACCAGTAATACGTGGTCCTTGTTCTCGCGCTCTTTCATATAGACCACTAACAAGACTACGACGATCTGCGCCGGGGAATGTGAGAAGACGTTGCGTTTCTCTAGCAATGCCACCACCGGGGTAGATATCAGCAAGCATTTCAGGTTTTACACCAGCGCTTTGAGACTCAGCATAATCTTTAATGATTTGCTCTGGCGTTAAGTTTTCACTTTCAATTAGCCCCATAGCCCATCTCTGAGCGCGCTTTTCAGGAGAAGCTAAAAGAGTTTGAGCAAACCCACCAGCAGCAGGAGCCGCTGCACCAAGAACACCACCTGTTACGCCACCGATACCAGCATTCAATGCAGCGTTAAATGCGCGATTTTCGAAACCACCTTCACCAGTTCCGAATCCTGTAATCGCACCTTGACCTGCACCAATACCAGCAGCGCGAGCGCCACCGCTTATAATGTTGCCAGCAAGCGTACCAGTGCGAGCAGCAGTGACAGGTGCACCAGCTCCAAGAGTCGCTACTGCTGGGGCAAGAGAGCCAACAACTTCTGCCGCTAAAGATGATTTAGGATACTGCTCACGAGCAGCCTTAATAGCAGCGCGTTCTCCAGTTAACGCTTCTTCGTATGTGGGCATAGGAACGCCAGTTGCGCGAGCTTTCGCTTGTGCCTTCGCCCTTCCTATTGCGCTTCCACCAGTGCTTTGAATGTAAGCAGCGATCTCATCTCCAAAGCCCATCATGAGTCCCTGACCAACACCAACACGACCGATCACATCACGACCTATTTCGGCCTGTGATTGCGGCTGTTGTGATGCACCAATCATTTTATTGTACGCTTCCGTCATCACTTTATTGATGACATCAGAAGACGTTCCTTCTGGAAATTGAACTGAGAGTCCTTCTGGGCCTTTTACTGTGATATTAGCCATTACATACCCCCAGGCGTCCAAACAAACTCAGAACCGGAGCCACTTAACTGACCACCGGCTACAGGCGTTGCAACACCAGATACACCAGAAATTAACTGTTGCAGTTCAGGTGTCATAATACTTCTGCTGTCCAACTCATAGATTTTTTCTAAAGCCTGAGCTTTAGTAATTTTACCTGTATCGTAATCCTTAATGATCTGCCCTTTTTCTTTATCAATCGCAAACTTAGCTTTTGCCATACCAGAGATAAGACGATTTGCTTCTGGCTTATTAGAAAGGCTTGGCAAACTATCAAGCATACCTTGATATTCAATATCAGACGTTGATCCAGATCCTTCAGCGCGCTGTTGTGGGGCAAGACGCTTTACAACAGATTCAAATGCAGCACCCGCACTTGTGAATGCTTTAAACTTTTGAGCTAGTGATCCTGAGATTGGTCCTTGTGGAGCCAATGCAATCAACTGATCTAGCAACTCAAAATCCTTAGAAGCAGACGCTGCCTTACTTCCAGCAGTTCTCGCATCTGTAAAGAATTTTGCCTGTCCCTTATCAATTTCTTCTTCAAACTTGCTTTGAGGAGCTCCTGAACCAGCGCGAGCTTTTTCTGTAAGAAACTGAGTAAAGGATCCTTGATATCCACCAGCCTTAGCAGCGTTAAAGTTTTTCTCATCAGTAGAAAGCTCTTGCGGCTTAGGAGCTCCTACAAGGAACGGCTTACCATCTCGATAAACTGTTTCACCTGCCGCAACCTTCACATCCTGCGGCTTAAACTTTTCAGCAAGATCGTAATAGGCTTGTGCTGTCTTCTCACCAGCAGCTGTTCCAAGTGCCATAGCAGAATCACCAGCAGCCATGTACTGTTGATACCGGCTTGCACCTGATGGTTGCCCAACCATTGCTCCAGCTTCAGCTGTAGGTCCGCCGCCTGCTGCAAGCGCCTGCGTCGGGCTAACTGTACCAGCGGCTTTCATACCTGCCATTGCTGCAGACCGCGCTTGTCTTTCTGGCCCAGCAAGAGCGTTAGTCTCAGCCACCTTAGTTACAAGCGACGAGATAGACTCAGCTGGTAGACCAACTGGGCTAAAGCCATACTTTTTCTCAAACGCTACAGGGTCTGCCTTTGCTTCTTCCGCAAGTGCTGTTCGCGCACTGCGAGCTGCCATCTGATCAGCAAACTGTGCCTGCATCAAGCGGCGCTGTGCAGCGTTATAGATATCGGTTTGCATACCGGAGATCTGAGGTCCGATCTGACCAAGAAGCTGTGCGCGTTGCGGACCAGTCATTGGCTGACCAGCAGCGATCAGAAGTGACCCGATATTTCCAAGAGCACCGAGCTGCGCTGCACGGGTATCGGCATAAGGAACACCTGTCTGCGGATCTATCGCATTAGGGTTCCCATATACACCTGTGCCTGACATCCAATCGCTGAGAAGACCGTTAGCCATTATGCGTGCTCCTAAGAGAATATGCCTCGTATCGCAGGACCAACAAGCGGTGCTTGAGCCATTTGGATACCATAGTTTTGCGGGATGCGGTTATAGTATTGCTGCCAGAGATATGGATTTTTCGCCAACTCTTCTGGTGTTGGTATCTGTGCAAGAGCGGCAGATGAAGGTGTCGCTGCTGCTGGTGCTACTGCCGCAACAGTTTGAGGTTGCGCGCCACCGCCTCCACCATATTGCTGGCGATACTGTTCTGCTGTGAGATTTCCGTAAGGGCCATAATCAGCACGAGGAGTCCCACTGAAAAGATTTCCGAAAATACTGCCAGTTGCGACAGATGATGCGCGGTCTGACTCTGCGCCTTTGTATGGTTTTTCTCCTCCCTTGAAGAGATTCCCAATACCACCAAACAGTCCTCCTACAGCTTCACCAATAACGTCAGGAATGTCCTTAACGTAATAGTCAACCACTGGACCTTGACCGAAATCAGTGATGCGAGACTTCACCTTGCTGACATCGCCACCGGCGAACTGATCTGCGTATGCCTGTTTCGCATAAGCGGCACTCTGATCTGGATATGTTGAAGTCATACCCGCTGCTTCAAGTTCAGCGATGCGGCGATTAGTTGCCTCTTGACCGCCAAAGAGACCGCCTAAAAGCCCACCGATACCGCCTTGCTGTGGCGCTGCTTCAGCTTCAGGCGCTCTAAATTGCCCTTCGCCCGGCTTATAGCCATACCGAATGCTTGGTGCGCCTAATGCTTGTGCTGCACCTTGTGCCGGCGCGCTTGCGTACATCCGGTTAGAGGCCCACTGAGCCACATCTGCTGCTGTGCGGTCGCCGCCGAGGATGCTCTGGTTTGCTTTAATCGCTGGCTCACCAACAAGATTGCTGATTGGTGTATCAGGAGATGCTTTAAGAACCTTTGCAGCAGCATTAGATCCAAGGAAGTGCGAGAGATAGAGCGATCCTTCGTTGACCGGCAGACCACGAGACTCAAGGTAATCGGCATTCTCACGAGCGAGATTTGTCGCCATTTCAGTAGAGAGATCTGGGTCTGTCCGTAACGCTAACACACCATTGCGTGTGCGACCTTCTAACAGGTCTGGGCGATACTTCTCGACCATGTTCATCCAAGTGCCCTTGGTGAATTGGTGCAACCCTGTTGCTGATGAGAGCGGGTTCTTCGCAGTAGCAATACCGCCTGACTCTGCGATTGCCGTGTTCCGCACAAAGTTATTGATCAACGCATTACGCGCCGCGATCTGAGCTGCCACGACAGCAGGACCGCCACGCGTTGCAGGGCCAGTGGCAGGCTGTGAAGCGATAAAGGCTTGCTGTGCTGCTGCCTGCGCGCGAGCAGCGCCTGCGGCCCTGTTAGCTGCTTCTGTAGCCATGATAGAGGCATCTCTGCCGCCGCCGCCGCCACCCGCGAGAAGGCCGCCTACTGCGCCGTATCCGCCACCACCGCCAACTGAACCGCCACCACCTGTGCCAAAGCCAGGAGTGTCACCGGCGCGAGGATTGCTTACTTCATTGCGATAGCGATCAGTATCTTCAGCCATCTGTTATTCCTTACGCGCGTTGCGCCATTGGCCCGAAACCGAGATTCACTGCCAGTTTACCGGCAACCTTTTTAACCTGATCGGGATACTTCTTCTCGATCTCTTGCGCCATAGGTCCGACCACTTTCGGATAGCTCTTCGGATCGCCCTTGTACCGATATGCGTACATCGTGAGACCTGATTCTTTGTCCTTACCGAGCTTCTCGATGTCGGTCTTCATCCGTTCATCTGAGAGGAACGCTGCGAGCGAACCAAGGCCAGCACCATAACCCGCACCGAGACCCGGAATGAGGCCACCGATCTGGGCACCGAGACCAGCACCACCAAGAGCCGTGAGACCGAGATTACCGCCACCTGATGTCGTGGACGATGTCGTGGTGCTGTAAGGCACGCCTGTGAGACCGGCTTGGCGAATACCGAGCTGCGTCAAGGGATAGTTACGCTCTTCTGCGTAACGGCGATAGGCTTCATCGAGAAGCGCTTGCTGTTGCAACTGCTGGGCTTGACCTGCCGCTTCAAGAGCACCTGCTTCGCTGACGAGCGCCTGTTGACCAGCACCGGCAAGTGCACCGATTTGACCGGCACCGGCAAGGCGCAACTGAGCTGCTGCCTGCTGACGCGCTTGGTCTTGAGCCATGAGATCTGCCGCAGTGCGAAAACCTTGCGACCGGATACCAGCAGACGTTTCACCGGCAATGCGCGCCGCTTCAGCGTTAGTGAGAGCTTCCTGCACAGCCTGACGCGAACCACCGAAAGCCCCGGCAGCGCGAGCCTGCTGGCCTACCTGATTGGTTGCGAGCTGCCGCTGCCGCTCAATCGCCGCAAGCGCCCCTTGCTCTACTTGGGCTTGGTAAGGGTCTTGGTATGCCTGTAACGCTTGCGCGCTGAACTGACCCGGCTGGTACTGAGCGACACCTTGCGCCGATTGCAGTGCTGACTGGTATGCAGGCTGATACGCGCCAAAGTTCTGGCGGAGCGACTGGTAAGCCGCCTGCTGATCAGGTGACATCGCCGCAACTGTCTCGCCAGAGTAAGCCTGATACGGTGTCGCTGCTGCTTTCTTCGCCAGCTCGACATTCTCTTGACCGAATTGCTCGACCCACTTAGGGACTGAGGAACTCTGTACAGTTGTAGCGCCTGATCCACCGCTCATCTCAACTCTCCAAGTCGAAGAACATTACGGTTTGAGCCTTACGCCATCCCGCCTGCTCCATTGGTACAACTAAACCGGGGCGAACGAACGCTCGACCCATTGTGCAATTCTGTTCTTTGGCGAACTCGACGAGCTTTGACTTCATGTTCATCACTTCGTCCAGTACACCGGCACACCATAAAACCTCTAGGACGCGCCTCTGGGGGAAATCCACGACCTGTGTGATCGCGAGTGACCCGTCATTCAGAAAAGCCTGCATCTTGCCTGTCTGAAGCGCCTCTAAGATATCCCTTATGCTGTGCGTATAACCGCCTTTCTTCAGCCCCGACTCTAGGAGCTTCAGGATCTGTTTCTCATCAGGAGCCAAGTGGCACCACCGTGGTTGTAAGAGTTCCAGAATTATCAACTGTAACCTTATACACCGTTCCGTTTGGACTTTGAAGGAGCACTGACTCTACCGCTTCCTGCGTAGAAACTCCGAAAATCATGGCTCTCTTGATGGTGTCAAAGATCGTGTAGAACGCGTTAGGGTCATATGTCTGCGGAGCGTTAGGGATGAAGATTCTCATCGACCACCTCGCGGTATCAAATCGAGACGAGTTTCACCAATAGACCAAGGCGCATCTTGGGTAGACTCAATCCTAACCCGCATTTCTCGCCCTGTAACGCGGACATCCGTATATCCGTCTGAACGAGGGTTATAGGTTGAGGATAAGGTCTCTGTGCCTTCTGGGGTATAGGATGTGTAAAACTGCAATGAGGTCGAGTCATAGCCATAACCGCTATCGGTCAAAGCCTGACGCACCATCATTACATTGTTACCCTGTTGCAGATTGAGGGAGCCCGACTCGACCCACCGATCACCGACAAGAGATGCACCGTTCGCCGTCCATCCGTTCTCGTGATAGTACAGCTCATAGTTTTGGTCTGCCGCAATAGGATAAGAGAATACACCGGCACCGGTAGAAGCCGTGCGCGTCATCGAACCGATAGACCACCAGCCCTCGGCATAGTTAAATACGACATACTGGTCAGGAACGGTTGAACCTTGGCTTGGATACCAGAACCATGCCTCTGGGAATAAACCGTTCTCAGCACCATGAGTGTAAGCAGCACCAGTAGTCGTATCGATGTTGTTCAACACATACTCGTTCACGTCGCACGGCAGAGGTTTCACGTAACCGCCATCGTAGATCCAGAAGTTCTCGCGACCCATCCAGACGCAGCGCCCACCAAATGTTGCGAAAGCACGAGGAGCAATTAACCCGCAACCCCAACCGATACGCTCAAACCCATAGATGTATGGCAATCCGACATACCGCATCAGCCATACTTCATCGTCAGTCCAGATCAGCGTACCTTCACGCACAGATGTAGCCATGATGATTCGCGACTGAGTGTCGAGATCAAAGAAACCGGCTTGCGTTGTAGCAGAAGCAAAATCCCATTCGGCATAGTCTTCCTGATCAGACCAACCAATACGACGAGGATTTCCATTCATGCCAAACAGCACAGCATGGCGCTCTGGAGTTACGATCACTCCACGATTCTGTGTCGGTGTACCAGCATGTGTTACAGATCCACCGCTAGAAGATGCGTTAGTGCCAGATTGATCATAAGTGAATGTGTTGTCAGTAGGAACAGATGTAACTGTAAATGTTCCATTAAAAGAGGAAGTTGTGACCCCAGCAATCGTTACAGTTTGACCAACACGGAATGAGTGATCAAGTGCTGTCGTTACAGTAACGACGTTTGATGTTCTTTCGATTGAAGAAATATCAGAATAACCAACAATAGCCGCTTCAGGGTTTCCAGGATGATAGACAAATAGTCTTCCATCGCTAGATGCAACAGACAGCACATCTTCGCCCCAGTTATCCATTGTCCATGTGAATATCTGCGGATCTAAAAGACTTACTGGACGCGGATAAGTTGCATCCGTGTCATCACCGTAAAGTTCAGCGCCGTAGAAATACGCACCGTATGAACCAACACCTGTAAGCGGAGCAAATCCTGTTGGAGTGACATCGGTATAAGTAGATCCGTTATTGGCATAGAGCTTTGTGTCCGCGCCAACCATCAACCATTGCGCGTTAGCGTTATCGCGTAAAGGAAATAGGCAACGGACAGCGCTTGCCAGAGGCGCAGATGTGATACGCTGCCACCCACCAACTGGCAGGAGCTTGTTCGACCGCCACCGCACAAGGTTTGCGTCCCAGTAACGCCCCTTAGCCAAAAGCGGAGTTGCAGGCTTAACTACACCGGGCGGGATGGTCAGCGGGACGAGAGGCATCAGGCATCTCCAGAGCGGGAAAGATCTACTGCCTCTTTATTTACCTCATTCACGCGCCGCATCCAACCTTTACCGAATGTCTCGAAGGTCGGCAGTGCTTGGAGAAACGCGATACGGGCATCGCAGAACTGATCAATAAAGAA